TGCGGCCGACATCTGAGAGATACCTTCTTGCGCATAACCCTTCTGCCAGAGGTTTTCTAGGAACGCATATATCTCGCCGGGCATTGCCACACCCTTATCGAACATCGGCGGCGCGCCTGTGTAGTTGATGATGGCGCCAATGTCGTTCGTGAGCGTACCTTTCGCCACCTTCGAACCGTTCTCAAGATAGACACGCGGAACAGCAGTGAGCCGATGGGACGACTGAATGGCCTTTAGCGTTCGATTGATCTCTAACTGGATCGGAACGAGCGACTCGATCAAGCCAATGCCATACCAGCCAGTCAAAGCATCCTTGTAACGCTGCGTTGTGAACGGGAACCATTGAAACTTCCAAGGATTGCATTCGAGTGTCGCGTTCTCGATGACGATTGCGTGTCGGCCGTCCTTACCCTTCTTTGTCGTCGGAAGCCGCCAGGCCTCGACAACCATCACAAGGTCAGAAGTAGACTTCGTGTCGATATCAACGGGAAGACCAGTGCCAGACGCCTTGATCTCTTTTTCCTTATCCGGAAACATCGCAATGAGAATGTCTCTCGACACGTATCGACGCTGGAACATACCGCGCGGCTCGCCGTACATACCTTCAGCATCGTCAACGATGATCTCATCAATGATCGTATTCTCCGACATGACTTCGTCTTCTTGAATGAAGAGCTTTGTCGCTCCTGTTCCGAAAACGCATGAATGAGTAAATGTCTTTTGCTTTGTTTCGTAGTGGCCCATCGAGTTGAACTGACCATCAATAAACTTCTGAAGCTTCTTAGCCTTCTGCTGAAGACCCCAGTTTCCTTCCTCTGTTAAGAAGTAAGGTCTAGTCTTTTGCTTTGCGATCTTTGACGAGAGCGTATCTGTCGCAGACGAACAGATGTTCAAGCTCAGCTTTGATTGGCTCGTATCGTAGACCTGGGAATAGATCGACGAGAACTGACCTAGGATGTCTTGGTTATTGTAAAGCCTAGCGTGACGAATGTTTCTGATCCGACGGTACGCCTGACGTTGATCAATGGTGCGAACGAGCGGAAAGAGAGCGCCGTGCACTTCGTCTTTATTAACCGTCCACCATGCGTAGGTGAGCTTTGTTGATGGCTCGTCTGACTTATTCTCATAGACCTTCATTACATCTTTAGACATGCGTTACCCCGAACAGTTCTTGGTCTAGCTCTTCGTCGGCTGTGACTTTAGCGCGTGGCTCACCGGTCGGCTTATCTGCTTCGATCGCCGTCAGTGATGGATGAAAGTGAATCGACTTCTTAATCGTAGTCCCATCGGCCATGATGATCTCATCAACGCGGTAGGCTTCCATGAGTTTCATGATGTCTTCGATCTCGCTACCAGTTCGCGTCTTCGTCATTGGTTTCCTTTTCGATTCGGTCGGATTCTTTTTCCCAGAAGTCGTCAATTTTAGCCTCGCTGTGTAATGGGATTGGCTTGGGTATGTTTTCCCAAGCGTAGTTATAAGACCAGCGCCAAGCGTACAATGCTGCATCGGTGCAGTGGTTATCGCAAGACGGATCTTCCTTCTTTGATTGACCGATCTTTGTCACATCCCAGACTAGCGACTCGTACTCATCTTGTAACTCACCGGCTTCGGGAGCTACGACGATGGCCGAAGTCTCAAAGTCTGAGTTCATGATCGCGATGTAGGCTTCTTTCCCGTGCTTTTCGGCTGCGGTAATGGCGAGGCCATGTCGCTTTCGGATCTCTTCCACCGCCTGTTTGTTCGCGGCATCCATGACAAAGCGAGCGTCAGGATATTTCGTGCGCAGCGCATGAAGCCTGTCGGCAACATCCGAGATAATGAGTTCCTTCTCTTTCCAAGCCTTGTGGATGAAGAGCTTTCGATCGAATTGACGATATGAGCAGATAACGAAAGCTGTCGGGTCAGGTGAATAGCCGAGGTCAACCCCGATGACCCATGACTCGTGATCTTTTGCGTGAGCCTTCGGTATCTCGCCAGCGTTACGAGATCGACTAAACCTGTAAACTCTTGCAGAGTCCTCGATGACCCATTCTCCAAGATAGTTCTGTCTAAACCCTGCGGTGTCTTCGATACCGGGATGATCTCGTTTAAGCTGCTCAATTGTTTCTCTCCACTTTGAAGCCATGTAGGGGTTATCGAACGCAGTCCAGTTGTGAAGGTTCCACCCTGGCTCTTGTCCTGTCGTTACCTTATGAAAGAACGTGCCTGTCCTGTTAGACGGCGTGCCACCCATACGAATCAGACCACGGTAATCGGCAACGGCCGGGCCTATCGTTTCCATGATGAGCTTCTTAAGATCCTGCTTCCATGCCTGGCCTTCGTCGATGAAGACGCCGGAATACTTCTGACCAAGTAGCTTCGATAGCTCTTCTGAGTTCGCATCGGCACCGGTGAAGTAAAGCACTGAGCCGTTATCTCTAGTCATAGATAGCTCAGTGCCGTGAGGCTTTGAGCCAATCTTATGAAACCGTTCCATCGGAATGATGCAGTCCTTCCACATCACTCGTTTGGCACTGTCTCTTGTAAGCCCTAGATAAAGAACGCTCGAGCCTGGATGACGTTCTGAGCATTCATACATGAACCCAGCGGCACCGTAAGACTTCCCGGCTCGGCGAGTGCAGAACGCGGCCGCTAGAAGGGACATATCATCAAGAAAGGCCGCCTGTTTCGGGAAGCCTCTGTCGATAAAGCTCTTCCTAGGCTGAGACTTCGCTTGTAGCTGACGAAGCTGAAGCTTTGCGTGTTCCAGGTCCTTTTTTATCAAGGCTAGGCTCATTCGTTACCTGTTCGCATGGGGTTGTGTAGACGACGTTAGCGAAAGAGGTCCAGGCGACGGCCTTCGTGTGACGGTTGGTGATCTGAACGACCGACATCTTGAGCTCTTCGAGATAGATGATCTCGTTTATGTAGTTAGCTTCGGGCGCGAAGTTCTCTGTCTTCCCGCCGATCGTGATGGCCATACCGAACTTCACATCTTTAATCTTCATCGTTTCTCTCCATAGTTGACGTGGCTTAATCGTTCGTAAAAGAACGGATCAATGATCAATCCGCTTCGCTTTAAGCGGTAGCCGAAAGGCTCTTGTGACGCATCATAGTACTCATTCGAAGAGAACGACGGCGCGTGAATGGTAATGACTTGTGTCTTGTAGGATCCGAGCGCCTTCATGAGTTCGGCTTGAAAGCCTAAGCGTCTGACGATGTTCTTCGTGTAGCCGAAGTCGATAGCGGCAAGTGTCGGTGTGATCGGATGCCACATGAGAACAGAGTAGATGAGCGTCGGATCTTCTTGATCACAAGCAATCATGTTGGTCTTTAGCCCGGCTTGAATAGAATGTTCCACGTGGTTTGTTATGGCCGACTTTAGAAGCTGACCATCGGTGAACTGATAACGAGGCCTTACGGTCTTCCACCACGCATCGTGAATGAAGCTGTGATCACCTTTATCTACGGCCCGCAGGAAGTGCTTTGGTCTCACGAGGCTTTCGCTTCTTGTGCTTCTCTCATCTGTGCGATGACGGTGAGCATTTCGCTCAAATCCTTCTTTAGCTTTTCCATCTCTTCGTCAGGCCCTTCATTCTTCCAACCGCATAGGTTCTTTAGAGTGAAGATGAGCATGGTGTCTGACTTACCAGACGTTGCTCTAGCTAGTGCTGTCTGGATGAGCTTAAGCTTCGTGCTGTCTAGCTTCCGATCTCGGTACTGAGTGAACGTGATGTTATGTTCCTGATCAATGCAGCGCTCGATCGTATCGACTGAGCAGTCCATGATGTTTCCTGCCATCACCTTCGTGGCTCCGCACTGTAGAATGGCGTCCAGGACCTTCCAGTCGAAGGCTGTTTTTCGCATACTCATACTGCTTCACTTTCCTTTTCGTTTAGAATAGCCGCATCGTGTCGATCACATATCATCACGCGCTTTCGTGCGATCTCGACGTAATTCTCGTCACGCTCAATGCCTACGAATTCAAAGCCTAGGTTCTTACACGCAACGCCGGTTGTGCCTGAGCCCATGAAGGGGTCTAAGCATACGCCGCCCGGTGGAGTGACGAGGCGAACGAGGTATTCCATGAGCTTTACTGGCTTCACTGTTGGATGATGATTCGCGACAGGTTCTTGAACGGCGTGTGGGTCTGCGCCTAA